ATCTTCGTTCGCACCGCTGAAGGCTCCGAGTTTCAGGCTTTCACTTGGTGCCGGGACGAGGCATCTGGCATCGCCCGCGCTTGGCGCGAGGGCCGCGAATTTGGTCACAACGTGGCCGCTGTCTGGGCGGAGGCGGTCTGATGATTGACTACGTCACCGTCGAGATCGGCTCCGGCGGCTCAACCGTGTTGGTTGAGCCTGAGCTTCGCAAAGGGCTTACCCGCCGAGTGTTTCGTCGCATGTTGGACGGCTCGCTCGAATGGGCCGCCTACGATGATTGGCGGACGCACAACGAGCGAGCCCGCTTCTTCGGCTTCGCCTCGCGCGACCTTCCCTCCTCGATGACCTCCTGAAAGGAGCCCGACATGCATAGCGTTCTTCGCCCCAACTACCGCCGCGCTCGCGCCCTCGCCTTGGAGATCGAGGCCGCTCGCGTCCATCTGGACGAGGCGCGAGGTGACCCTTCATACACCCTCGACGACATCGAGGATTTGAAGGCCGAACTACATCACTTGGAGCGCGAGTTCTCGCTAACCGGCGTGACTTCGGAGTATGACCTGTGAGCGGCCCTCATCCCGATCCGCTGTCCGACATGCTCAGCAAGCCGCACGAATTGGACGGTCGGTTCGAGCGCGAGGCGAAGACTGTCACCACGTGTATCTCGGATGCCGCGCTTACCTCAATCGCCGTCAGCCTTAAGCGCATCGCAGATGCCATGGACGGCGGCGATGCCTCTCAAGGCATCCAGAACAGCCTTTTCTTCCTCGAACAGAAGATGCATGGGCAATGAGCAAGTCCACGATCTCCACATTCGAGCTTTTCCAGATGTTCCCCGACGCGGAAGCCGCTCGGGTCTACATGGAGGGCAAGCGGTGGCCTGACGGCGCCGTTTGCCCGGCCTGTGACGAGGCCAAGCGGATCACCACACGCAAGGGCGGCTACTACCGCTGCAACGCCTGCAAGACGGACTTCACCGTCCGCACCGCGACCATCTTCGAGCGCAGCCATATCCCGCTGCACAAGTGGCTCTACGCCATGTATCTGCTGGTGACGGCCCGAAAGGGCATTTCCAGCCTTCAACTGGCGAAGCAGATCGGGGTCACGCAGAAGTCCGCGTGGTTCATGCTTCAGCGGCTCCGCGAAGCCTGCGGCAATGACCCTACCGTCCTGCGCGGGTTCGTCGAAATCGAAAAGTGGATGTCAACGGCAATCTTGTCCGGTTTGTCGTAAGTGCTGCCGCTCCAGCTTATGCCTCACAGCGCCAAGGGAATACGCCTCATCCCACATATGTCGGGGGACACCCCCGTCAAAATGCGACTTGCTCATGCGACCTTCCTTTCCTGTATTTGCCCTTCCAGCCGATAATGCTTGGACAGCGCATTGAGTGCCAGCCGTGTGTCGCCAAGCAAATGCTCGAGCATGACATCGCGGTTGATGATCGTGTCCAATGCACCGAGCAGGTTGCCCCGCATACCGACCTCGCGCTGCTTTTCCCCGATGGCGTTGAGTGCCGCCTCGTGCTGCTGACGCCACTTCCTGAGCTGGCCGGGGTTCTCTGCCGTGACGGCAATACCATGCGTTCGGTTGAGGTCCACGGCGCCCGGGCCGGATGGTGCGTCAATGGCCCTGCGGTAGCGGACTCCGCTCTCCTGGAACATGATGGCGGCGTCGTATTGGGTCTGCGTGATCTGGCCTTGAAGGCAATAGCGGCCGATGGCTGTGCCGGCCTTCTGGTCGCGGGCTAGGCTTTCACGGGGCATACGCTTGTCACCGACAAACGACCGCATCCACTCGTCGGTGATGTGGATACGCTGCCGAGCCTCTAGGGCTACCGACATGGTTTCGCGCTCCTGCGTGTCGTGGGCGTCATTGCTGCGAGCTGCTACCTCGGATGGCTTGCGGGATAGCCTGCCGTTTGCTTCTCGCTTGCCTCGGCGCTTCTTAGTCTGCCCCATGTATTTGCCCCTATTTCGTCGCTGTGCTTGACTGAGTGTTCATGCTGCGTCCTCAGATAACCCGGCTTGTGCCGACGCGAATTGCAGCGCGCAGCCGGAGCCGATGCTTTTCGTATTTCGTAACGACGACGTTCCCGCCGCTCACCTCGGCCATGCTGGCTTCAATCATCGCAGGGCTTGGTTCTGTCGGGACCATGCACATCGTGCGGCCAGCCTGAACCCAACCCTTCGACCCTTCGCTGGTACCAGGATCGATAGACCCGTTACGCACCCGGTCAATTAGGTGCTGAATGGCGTTCGGGTTTGTAATCTTGTGGTCAAGAAACGCCTGCACGATGGTCAGTCCGTGTTCATGGATGAGTTCGCGAATGCCCTTAGGCAAAGCGTCGATGCGCTCCATGCGGGCCTGCAACTTTGCGTGTTGCTGCTGGTCCATCATGCTGCGTCCGCCTCTGCGTCAGGCTGACGAACTGGTGACGCCTTGGCCTTGAGCGATGCCTTCGCCTGGTTGATGATTTCGATCGGCCAGCTCTTGGCCTGCATGAAGCCGGGGACAGGCTCGGTGAGTTTCTCGCAAGCCCTGAAAAGCTCGATCTCGACGTATCGTGAAACTCGCACCGTTCCATCAGTCGGGTCCAACGCGATAGCGCCCTCTTTCTTAATTGCTGTTGAAGTAGATAGCTTGAGGCTAGCTTGACCTAGAGCGTTGTTCTTCCTCACTCTGTCTCGAATTTCGGCGGATTTAATTCCGCCTTTCGCGCCGTTTTCAGCCGCTTCTCGTGAGATTTTTCCCGCGATCTCGATCTCTTCGGCTGCCCGATGGTTGGTCAGATAGCCGTCCACGACCTGAATTTTTCCGAGGTCGATGAGCCTCTGGCGGATCGCATTCCACTTGCGAACGGAGCAGTTGCAGACGCCTGCGATATAGCGCGGCTCGTCCGGCACTGGGCCGCTGCGGACGTACATCAGATCGAGCAAGAGGCTGTACGCGCCCTTTTCTTCGAGCGTCATGCCGACGGTACCAGCGATGAAATTGTCAGGGAAGCGGCGATACCAGGGGAGGCTCATTGACGCCACTCCTCAAGCGGCTTTGCGCCCTTCGACAAATTGCAGGCCTTGCAGGCCACGACGAGATTAGCCGGATCGTCCGTACCTCCACGCGCCACCGGCACAACGTGGTCAACGTGGAACGGCCCTTCTGTGGCTCCGCAGTAGCAGCACTCCGCGCCGTCCCTTTCGATCACTTGTAAGCGGGTGGCGAGTGACAACGGCGTCCGGCCGTAGATGCGATTCCGCGCGCGTCGCCAGTCAGCAAAAGCTTTCGGCTTCAAGCGACTGTCGGTGATGCTGAATGCGCTCATCCCTGCCCCTCCAGCATCTTCTCGTGCTTACGAATGCCGTGCATCACGGTCGTATGGTCGCGGCCGCCGAATGCTGCCCCGATCTGCGGGAGTGACTTGTCCGTTTCCCGGTAGCAGCGCCAGAATGCCTCATAGCGGGCGTCAACTAAATGCGCGGCACGACGTACCGACCGCATCTCCAGCACCGTCACCCCGTGCTTTTGTGCAACCTGGTCCGCTATCTCACGAATGGTCAGCGCTGGCGGTTCGGTCGCGTCCACTGGGGCAACCCGCTCGTCTTTCCACATCTGGCTCTCGAACGCTTCGCGCTGCGCCCTTATCTTCATGCGCTGCTGTTCGCGGATCATCACCAGAGAGTCCGGGCGATAAGGACGGGTCCGCGGCGGCTTAGGCGGCGGCGGCGGTGAATTGAACAGCCGCTCACGTGCGCTGGCATACCGCTCAATCAACTGTGCTTCGAAACTCATAACGCTTCCCTCACAACCCCCCACAATTCGAGCAGCTTGATTGGCTCATCCCGTCCGCGTGTGATCGCAAACGGAATGTGCAGGCGCTCGCAGTGGGTTTGAAAATGCAGTTGGGCTTCGCTCACGCGGCCCGTTTCGGATTTCAACTCGATGAACCCCACCGGCAATGACGGGGCAAGGATCAGCAGATCGGCGAGACCGGGCGTTAAGCCGGGCTGACCGTGACTAAAAGCGTTTGGGATTGTTGCGACCAGCGTGTCAGGCAGGCCGAAGTGCCTCCAATGCGACACCACTGCTTTGTGTATAGCGGCTTCGGATAGAGGCTTTTGCTTTGATGGGGTCATGCGCTTGCCTTGCTGACTAGGCCGTTGAACATGCCTTTCTTGACGGCAGCGTCGAAGGCTTCGTCTGGATCAACGGGAGCTGTGAATAGGTCCGCCTGCTGTCGTTGCCGCACTGCCGGAAGGCAGGCTGGCGAGTACCAGATCGCCTCGGAGTCGGTTGTCTTGGTGCCCGAGTACGTTGGGGAGCCGCGGCTCCATTCCTGAACGTCCCAGCCCGGTAAATCGTAATCGCCTTTATGCCCGCAGAGCGCGATGCGCATGTGAGCGTTGTCTCGCGCCCATGCTTCCACTTGGTCAGCGACCGGCACCGTTGCGCCGTAGAGCTTTTCATAAGCCCGGTATGGAGGATCAAGGAACACCGCCGTGTCGTCGCCGCCATAATGCGAATTGAGACACCGCGACCAGTCGCCGTGGACAATGCGGACGCGCTCCAGCCGAGCCGCTAGGCGGTGCATCCAATCCCATGCAGTGAGGCCGGATGAGGTGAGCATGTCGCCCCGCCCTGCGTCGCTGATGTGCGGGATTTGGCCCTTGGCTTGAACGCCCATCCCTGCGTCGCTGATGTGCGGGATTTTGCCCTTGGCTTGAACGCCCCGCCCTGCGTCGCCGATGTGCGGGATTTTGCCCTTGGCTTGAACGCCCCGCCCTGCGTCGCTGATGTGCGGGATTTTGCCCGCCTTCTCCCAATCGCACCAGCCGCTGCCAATCCAGCAACACTGCCCCCAAAGCCACCAGCCAGCGACCTTTGCATCACCGGGCCAGTTAGCGTCCTGCAGCCCCGCCTCAAGCTCGCTGCGCTGTTCCATCAGCCACACGTGACGCGCACCGAGGTCGATATGCGACACCGGGTAATCGGCCCACCGCGCGACTTCATCGGGCGCGTGTTTTACGGCTCGCCAGAAGTTAGCGATGAACCCATTTTGATCTGACACAACCTCAAGGCTTGCGGGTGCGGGCGCTCCTAGCAGCATCGCCGCCGATCCACAGAAGGGTTCGATGTAATGCGACACGGCACCAAGCCGCTGCCACACGTCATCAACGACGATGCGCTTGCCGCCAAAATAAGGAAAGGGCGCGTCCAAGCTCATACCTTCCCCGCCAGTTCACGTGAAAGCTGTGCTGTCTTGGTGATGAACGCGATGAGCTCTCGCTGCCTGTCCCTGCCCATATGCGAGGCACGGACTAGCTTGGCGTTCAGCCGTATGACGCGGCGAAAGCGTGGGTAACTGTTCATGCTGCTGCCTCGACGAGTTCGATGCGCCGCCCAATCCAGCGCATGGCGTTGACGGCCATTGAGTTGCCGAGCGCCTTGTAGCGTGGCCCATCTGCGGCTGGTTTCTTCCGGTACGGAACGGCTGTGTAGTCGTCAGGGAAGCCTTGCAGGCGTTCGCATTCGGTTGGTGTGAGGCGGCGCACTGCCCAGGCACTCTGCACCCCCTGCACCTCGGCACGGGCCTCTAGGGTGTAGGCAATGCCCTCGGACACCCCTGCACCGTCCGGGCCGCTATCCGGGTTCTCACGCAACGCGCCCGCTTGAATAGCGATAGCCGGGACATGGGCTCCGGCTGCGAGGGGGTGCGAAGGAAAACCGATCGGAACGAGGGGCGTCCCTCTGCCCGTCCCATCTTCGCTGGCGTCAAACCCATCCGCGCGCAATGAGTGCGCGATCATGGTCTCGGTCTCGGTCTCGTAGTCCTGCCTTCTCATGCCGCCTGCGTTGAGGCAGTGGGCAATGGCGCCTGTTGACGAGACTAAGCCGCCATCGAGGTCGAAGTCGGTTCCGAGTCCACCACCGCCTGTAGGGCGCGAGCTAATTGTGGGGGCAACGTCTTGCCTCGCTTCGCGGCGCGGCGCAGTATTCCGGCGCAGGCTTTCGGCGTCAAAAAGTACCGCTGCGGCACGTCGCCAGTCTGTAGAATGTCCGACAACGAACACACGCCGGCGTCGCTGGGGAACGGCTCGATTGTACCCGTCCACTCTGACGTACTGAGCGTCAAGCACTCGGTAGGCGAACCCATACCCGAGTTCTGCCAGCCCCGTGAGGAAGGCCCCAAAGTCCCGTCCGTCCCCCGAGGACAATACGCCGGGGACATTCTCCCAGACCAGCCAGCGGGGGCGGTATCGTGCAGCAATGGCAAGATAGGTGAGCATGAGGTTGCCGCGGGGGTCAGCCAATCCGGCTCGGAGCCCAGCAACGCTGAAGCTCTGGCAGGGCGTTCCTCCGACAAGAAGGTCAATTGCTGCATCGGGCCATTCCTGAAACTTGGTCATGTCCCCGAGGTTGGGAACGCTGGGGTAATGGTGAGAAAGGACCGCGCACGGGAACGGCTCGATCTCCGAAAAGAACGATGCCCCCCAGCCCATGACGGACCAGGCCATGCTGGCGGCTTCAATGCCGCTGCATACCGATCCAAAGCGTAGTGCCCCGTTCATAGTCTGCCCCCGATTGAGTGGTTTAGTCGCCCTTGGGGGTTCCATGCCCCCGAGGGTTTAGTTAGTTGACCCGCCGTCCCCGTACCCGTCCCCGTACCCGTCCCCGTACCCGTACCCGTCCCCGTACCCGTACCCGTCCCCGTCCCCGTACCCGTCCCCGGACCCGGACCCGTCCCCGGACCCGTACCCGTACCCGGCCCCGTACCCGTACCCGGCCCCGTACCCGTACCCGGACCCGTACCCGTACCCGTCCCCGGACCCGGACCCGTCCCCGGACCCGTACCCGTACCCGGACCCGGACCCGGACCCGTCCCCGGACCCGTACCCGGACCCGGACCCGTACCCGTCTTCCGCAAACTGCGTGTCTTTGAGCTTAAGGACGGCAGACATTTGCGCCCTCGATGCTGGACTGTGCATCCTTCGACGTGGACATAATCTCGCCCGCGTCGATAACAACGGCGGTGGCGACGGTTTCGGTGATCTTCGACTCTTTCGCCACGCCGTAATTGGCGACATCTTCAAGCGCGATGCCCTTCTTGTCTTTCACTACCCAATACCAAAGGCGGCGGGCGTTGCTGAGCGTCACGGTCTCGCCGTCAACCGAAACAAGCGTCCCATACAGAACGCCAGCGCGGTAAGCGCGAACAATCACCTTCTGCCCAATCAGGCTGACGGCGGACGGCTGGCACGACGTTGCGGGCAGGGCACCCATCATTGCCGCCAATTGGCGGGCCTCTCCGATAGTCAGGTCGTCAAGTTTAGACATAGCTTCATCCTCTCGTTATGGTTCAGTCGAATTGACCGGCAGGGCGGAGCGTTTGCGGTCGCTCAACACCCTGCCGTGCGCGTCGAGACGCAAAACCGACACGACGCGATGGGAGGCGGCATGGCGGAGCCCGAGGGAGCGCTCAACGCCATGCCTAGCCGTGCAAGTGGAGGGAGGACGCCCCAGGCACGGATTAGAATTGGGAAAATGGGCCGAGCGTTGAAGCCCGGCCCGAGTTACAGGGGAGAACAGCGCCAAACGGCGCGGCAGAAACCCAGCATGTGGACCATCCACATACCCTCGTGCCTCAGCAGCGAGCTTGTGACCGGCAATCATAGTTGATCGCCGTGAAAATCGTCGGCTTTGGCCCTTTCACGTGAAACAACCCACGCAATGAGCCCACCCAATGCAGCCAGCGCGACCAGTGTCAGCGCTACGCCGATAGTCAAAATGATTGTGCCGGTGGTTGCTAGTGCGCTCATGCCGCCACCGTTGCTGGCCCGAACACGTCAGGGCGCAAATCGTGGACCGACAAGCCGGTAAACCGCGCTACGTCCAGTGCCCGTTCCGCCGGGACTTGCTTCCACTGGGAAATTGCGCCCTGCGTGATGTTGAGGGCCTGGGCCAGCTCGCCGCCCCTGCCCCGCTTCGATTTCATCCATACCGTTAAATGTTCCATGTCGGCCAAATTAGAGATGCTAATTTCGTTTGGCAAGCCCCTTTCTCAGCCCGGCTCAAAAATAATTTTAGCGGGTCTGCGTTTTTGCGCTTGACGATGGCCGTTAGCGGCTCTAAATATTGGTCATCGAAACGGGAGATCGAAATGCAGACCAACACACAGACACCGACCTACACGATTGAGAAGAACGTGCCCGCCCCTGCCCCCGCATACGGCGGTCGGGGTGCCGTTCCGAAATTTCCATTCGGCCAGATGGAGGTCGGGGACAGCGTCGTGATCCCTGTCAAAAGCCGCTCCGCCGCATACGCATTCGCGCAGAAGCACTCCATGCGCCTTACCTGTCGTGTGGAAGACACTGACACCGTCCGCGTCTGGCGGATTGCGTGACCGTCATGCCCAACCAATTGTCTCTCGCAGCCCGCTACCGCAACGCCAAGGACGATGCTGACGAAGCCCTCGACCTTGCGGTGATGGAAGACCTCAAGCGCGAAGCTGACCTTCCCAAGCGCACCGACGCACAGCAGCGCATCTACGACCGCATCATGCAGGAAGACCCTTACGGGCATGAGCATCGCTTTGTGATGGGAGGTCGGTCGTGAGCATTCCGTCATGGGCACGTGTGGGGGCGAAGGTGGTTTACATCTACCGAGGCCCAACGCCCACAGGCCGCTACGCGCAGGAAGTACGACCATTAGCGGGTGAAATCTACACCGTCCGAGACGTGATAACCGAGAGGGACGGTGACGGGTTCCGTCTCGTGGAAATTCGCAACCCCGAGATGCTCTACAGTAGTCACGACGGTTGCCACGTCACAGAGACGTACTTCGCAATAAGGAGCTTCCGCCCCCTCATCACCCGCACTCAAGCGGACGACATCGAACTGTTCCGCCCGCTGCTCAACCCGTCGCTTGATGAACTGGCCGAACGCAACCGCCGTCAGGGCGACGAAATCGACGCACAGCTAGAACGGCTGCGCAGCGCTATCCGGTTCAACAATGCGGTGGAGGCAGCGTGAGATGGGCGAACACAACATCGAGGAATTAGAGCGTCAGTTGCAATCGGCTCAAGAGCGGAGGCGTCAGGCTGAGCTTGACCTGCGAGCCGCGAGGGATCGCCTGAACGATGGTCAACTTGAGCACAGCGGCATGGCCGGTCACATTGTTGAGGGCTCGGAATGGCCGAGTGGGTTTGGTGGTCCGGTCAACCGTATCGTCGTGCGCAGCTTCGCTGACAACCGGTTCCACGGCAAGGTTCTGAAGAAGAACGGATTTGAGGGCATCCGCACGGCCCGCGTTCACATTAAGGGCGCCAAAGACCTCGGCGTCTATCTCGCCACCCCCGTCACCGAACCGGTGGAGGGCTGACATGAACTTCACCCGCTTTGAACTCTGGTTCTACGGCATCGGCGGATCAGCCCTTATCGTGTTCCTCATTCTCGCCCATGCATCGCAAATTGGAGGTTCAAATGGCTAAATACGAATTTACCGGCGAGACGAAAGTCGAGTTCGGCGTCACCCTGAAACAAATCCGTGCCGTTGCAGCGTTCGGTGCCATCGCGGCTGGCGCAATAGGAGGCTGGATCGCTTCCGAGGCCAACCTGTCGCATGACGGCGATGCGTGGGTCTCCGACGATGCGTTGGTCTCCGACGATGCGTGGGTCTCCGGCGATGCGTGGGTCTCCGGCAATGCGCGGGTCTACGGCAATGCGTGGGTCTCCGGCAATGCGTTGGTCTCCGACGATGCGTGGGTCTCCGGCGATGCGTGGGTCTCCGGCAATGCGCGGGTCTCCGACGATGCGTGGGTCTCCGGCAATGCGCGGGTCTCCGGCAATGCGCGG